GGTTCCCTTTTTTTTTTAAAGTGTATATATAATGATAGGCGATAACTTTAATGAATCCGAATGTACCGGAGATATTACCCATACTATAAATACTCGTATTTATGATAGAAATGTCCCGTCACAAATGTTGCAGCCATATTTAAGCGTATATCCTGTTTCAACAAAATATTCTGTTTTACCTATAGTTGACCCTAGAAAGAATATTAAGCCGAAATTAGTCCAAATGCCTACATATAATCAACACACTACATTTAATCCTGGAATGGCAGCACCATGGTCAGGTTTTGCCGCAAATATAAATCGCGAATCTGACTTACGTGGTCAAGTATATGCTCTACAAAAGTGTAGTCAAGCAGTATATGTTCCATCTAGTCAAAGCGATATGTATCAATACTCTTTTCATTCGGCATCTGCTACTGCCAACCAACAATATCCTGAGTTATTTGCAAAACAGCATTTTCCGGATTTTAATCCAAACCCTAATAACATTGGCAATCTAACATTCAATAATTCTACGCGATATCAGAATGGTAATATACCGCCTGACAAATGTATCAGTTAGGATAGCTCGTGATAATATGTTTTTAATAGTATAAAAATATATTATAAATGTCAGACCAATTAATAAATGAAATCACTTTAGAATGTTTAATGAATAGAGACCAGTATGCGAAATACATTAACCATAAATTGCCAATTATTCAAGAAAGCAATAAAAAGGATAAGAAATTTTATAGGCGGCGCATTCAACAATTGACAAAACAATTATTATCTAACGAACTACCACCAGTATTATCAGCAGATGTCAAATATACTTTTGAAACATACATTAAGAATTGTGTAGAATTTTTCAAGGCGTTAGATAAAACCGATATTATTCAAGAGGACCATTATGTAGAACCTGCCGATACCACGGTTACCGCATTGGAACTAGCAACAAATGACAGCCCGCCATTAAATATGGACGATGCGAATAAACTGATGATGCGTTCAGTACAAGTAGATTATACATTGGATAAATTCGTGAAATATAAAAAAATACAATTTAATAAAGACCCTCCACCGTTACCTAAACAAAAAGACATTAATTTAAGAGACCCTGTATTAAAACATAAAGGAATCTGTAAAAAAAAAAATATAGGTAATGTTTATGAGGAAAACACGAAAATCAGTCAAGAGACACAAAAATAATACCAGGAAACAAGTAAAACCTTTTGTTAAATTACAGTGTAGCCCTAATCCAGATAAACATAAGAATGATTTTAGCTGTTTTAGTGATGCGGATTTATATAAATTAAGAGATTTATGGAATGTTAGACATCCGGATAATAGTATTAAGAGTAATGATAAAAAAGTTATATGGCTAAGTTTAAAAGATAATATGAAAAGTGTATGTAATAAGGAGTCATGTTGGTTAAAACAAAATTTCACTTCTAGCAAGTTGAAAAAAGCGTTACAAGATTCCTTTGCGCCGGAATCTCCCAAAGAATGGATAAAAAAACCGAATGATTGGTTATCCAGCTTGGATATTTTACAAGTGATGAAACAGTATGAAAAAGCATATAAATGCTTTGATTTTATAGGACCGTCACCGATTGATTTTGACACGCGTAAATTACATGGGGAATGTGTATGGGAAGAATTATGCCATTTTAATCTAAAAAATCAGATTAAAAAAGGGAAAACGAAGATAGGGGTTAGCTTTAATTTAGACCCGCATTATTTAGGTGGTTCTCACTGGGTTTCTCTCTTTATTAATATTAAAACCAAGAACATTTTTTATTTTGATAGCGCAGGAGAAGCGATTCCTAAACGTATAATGAAATTTGTGGACATGGTTACTAAGCAGGGAGCTAATATGAATCCGCCTATCATATTCAAATTTGACCAGAATTACCCAGTAGAGCATCAATATGGAGATACGGAATGCGGGATATATTCATTATATTTTATAGCACATTTATTGGAAGATAAAGCAACCGAGCAATATTTTAAAACACACATATTATCCGACAAATATATGTCTAAATTCCGGAAAATATATTTCAATGAACGGTTATAACAATATGCTGTTATAACTATGTCAAAAATAAGTATATAAATATTTTACTTTATATTTATATACTTATGTCGTTTAATTCTAATGCGAATCTTCAGATATTATGGGATATTATTGTGGAGGATGACTTATTGAAACCCATGAATAAATCGCAACTGAATGAAATATTTAATCATTCTGCTTCCTCCTTTTATGAAAAAGAGAGAAATGTTCAACAATCATTAGTATCCCTTAATAAAAAATTCATTACTCAGTTTATTAGAAGTATAAATGAACCTAAAGAACCTAAAGAACCTAAAGAACCTAAAGAATCTAAACAGTCTGTCACCTTTGAAGAATTACAAATGGAGAGAAAAACTCATTTTGAAAAAGATTTGGCGAAAAAACAGAATGAGTTTATTAGTGCAATGAATGTGCCAGTGCCTGATGCTCCTAACTTCAGTGATAATAAAAAAGATGAACCGATTGGTGAAATGGCTAGTATACTTGCTCAAACCATTGCGCAACGTAATTATGATATTGACCAACTACATAATAATGTAAATAAAGGGGAAGTTGAAAAATGGATAAAAGGAGAGAATACTTCAACTAAATATATCAAAATTGATAAAGAAAATATTGTATTAGAGAAAAATGAATTAATAGATTTGAATGTACCAAAAAAACAAATATCTTGGGGTCCTGATACAGAAATTGAAAGTGAGTCTTCTAATATTTTTTCTAAATTAAAACAAATTAGTACAGCTCACGAAACACCCACAACATTAGAAGAGTTGTCTAACAAAATAGATAAACAGCAAGAATTATTATTGCTTATTTTACAAAAATTATCTACATAATGCTACACCTTGGATTTTGTACAACTGTTGGGGGTGGAGTACTATATCCAGCAGGGCATATATTAGTCGCTCCGCCATCAGTAGACCCTGTACATTGATTTGTCGTATTATTCCAATAGCATTTGCTGTTATTATCTAAAGTGGATTGTACACATGTGTTACACGTGTCGCTTTGCGCATTCATTGCTGGAGCATTTATTTGACACGTATTTTGTTGCCATCCTATGTCAGACATAGTTACTCTATTGCCCATGCCCATACCCATACCCATACCCATACCTCCCCCCATTCCACCGACATTTACATATGCGGTTTGTCTATAGTTAGCGCAATTGCCACCTGGGTCAGTATATTGTAGGGCAGTATCCATATTATATTTTGCGCAATCACTATCTTTAGTACAATCATTTGCTCCCCATAAACAACCGCTTGTACTGCCGTAACAATAGGGTTTATTATTTTTGACATTTACACAAAAATTATTTTTCCCACATTTAATATTATTTAGTGGTGGCATCTGACCAGTATTAGTAGATGAAAATTGTGAACAAAAATCATTATTAGACATGCTTTCAAGTATATCAGTTCTTGCAACAATAATTGATATTACTATAAGTATTAGCGCCATTATAATAAACTTTAATTTGTTCATATACTACACTTTTAAAAAAAAGGAACCAAGGTTCCCTTTGAAACCCTCCTTTCTGTTAAGGGTAGATGCTAGGATAAGATTCTAGGGTAGATATTACTAATCCGCTGGATTTGCCGCTTAAATAGGGGCCTTCGACAAAATGGTAGCGGCAGTTTTAGCGGAGTATTACAACACAATTTCGTATAAAGTATCCATAACAAAGTTTTTTGCCACGCTTTTCTTAAAAGCGTAAACGAAGTTTTTTGCCACACTTTTTTAAAAGTGTAGGGTATATATATGGCCAAGCAGTTAGACAAACTCACTTCTTTTCAATATTATGTTTTTACATTTTCAATAGTATTAATATATGTGTTAACTATTTCCATGATATTAGGAGTATCTTTTTTAAATAATCCTAAATATTTGACTACATTAGAGTATTATTTACAAATTTATATCGGATTGTTTTTAATGTGGCGATTTAACTATTTCCGTAATCCTGAGTTCACTGTACTTGATAAAAAAATTGCGTTTAGCGCGGGAGTGTTTTTATTAATAGCTACAATTGTTAATTCTGCAATAAAAACTCATTTTAAAGAAATACAAACTTACATACAATCACATATATGGCATCGTAAATCATAATATATGTATATTTTTGGCAATTATTTTATTGTTGCTATATATAATGTCGGGTATAACTAATATAAACCGCCAAAAAATACCATTTAGTGATAAATATATATATTCTAATATAAAATACTATAAAAAACGCTCAAAACACAATTTGTCTACATATTATGCTAACAAAAAGACAACAATGATGAAATATATTAGACTTCTAAAACTAAAATTAAACAAAAATAAACTTCTAAAACGTAAACAACCAAAAATATCTAGTTATATAGATATTTCATCATATACTTTTCCGATGAAATCCAGTTATAATAGTGTAATCCCTTTAAATATATTCCAAACATGGCATACACATGAACTGCCGTTATATATGAATGCTTGTGTAGATTCATTAAAAAGGGAACATCTCAATTTTACGTATCAGTTATTTGACGATAATGACTGTCGTGAATTCATTAAAAATAATTTTCCAAGTGACGTATTAAGCGCATTTGATTCATTAATACCTGGAGCATATAAAGCAGATTTATGGAGATATTGTGTCTTATATATAAAAGGTGGTATATATTTAGATATAAAATTTAAATTATTGAGTAAAATGAATCTTATCGCATTAACAGAGTCGGAACATTTTGTAAATGATGTTGCCTCTTCTGGTGGAGGTGTTTATAATGCATTACTTATAACTAAGGCTAAAAATATCCAACTAAAAATAGCTATTGATAACATAGTTAACAATGTTAAATATAAATATTATGGCACAAGTAGCTTATCTCCTACAGGGCCGTTATTATTAAATCGTTCATTTAACTCAAAACCAACAGATTTGTTTGATATACGGTTTGACATGATTAATCACCAACCCACTTTATTCTATAAAAATATTCCTGTTTTTACTAGTTATGATAAATATAGGGATGAACAGGGAAAATTTCAATTAACCGCGCATTATTCGCAGTTATGGAATCATAGAGCTATCTATGGTTAAGTTGTCACTTATGTTGCTAAATGGTCTAGCGCCGATAATAATACCAACTCCTCAGTCGTTAGTTTCTGAAATATTAAATTCTCTTCTAGTTTAAGTTGAAAAAAGATTGGTTTATATTGTGTAACGGTTTTACATACTATAAATACCCCTTTGTCCGTGACATTAGTTGTTGTAAATATGGCGCCTTTATTTAAATCTAAGTTTTCTGGAACTGTAATATTGATCCATCTAATATATGTTCCTGTTTTCAAATCATTCATCTCATCCACGTATTTATAATCTTTTAATTTCTTAATAAATTCGGCCATATCAGTCTTTGTCAAATGTAATTCTTTTAATATTGAAATATTCATCTCTCTTATTTTCTTTGTTGTCAAATTCATCATTGATTCATTTTGTTCATTGTCTAGGGCTTTTATTAATTTGTCTGAATTAATTGCCATATTATAAGTATATAGATGTCTTTATACTAAATAAACACAACAATTCAACCAAAAATAACATGTAGATACCTTACAATAAGTTTACATATTTGCGCATTGACTGCGTAGCAAATGCGCAAAGCAACATTATATTTAGGACACATATGCTGTTGCTTCGCAATAATGGTGCAATAAAAGTTAAGGATAAGACACTGGCGTCGGACATATTTGAAAAAATTGAACTAAGATTTTTAATTAAAAGTTGGATTACTTAGAGTTATCAAGTGTATATTCAATATGTCGTGTAAAACCAATTCATTTACAAGACGCTCCGCGCGTGCAAGACTGCATGATGATTCAATCAACATGAATGGACCTGGTTATCTATACTTATTATATATGAAAAAATATCAGAGGTGGATAGTTAAAATGGGATTTTCTAAAACTCCCAAAATAAGAGCTAAAGACTTGTCATTGCCTAGTGGTGTTCCTGGTCAATATGAAATATTGCGTTTAGTATGGGTACCTAACATGTATGAAGCTGAAAAAGCATTGCATATTCATTTTGATGAATATCGTACGGAGTTAAATGAAAGAACAGGGAAACGAAAAGAATTCTTTGGTGTGGTCCCTACAGAAGATGAGGAAGAAAACTTAAATTTAACCGAACTTAGATTTAAAGACTTTATGATTGCTGTTAATAAACAGTATGACTTTCTAGCTAGGGTATTTCCTCAAGAGGAGTCTCCTGAACGTCTTTCTGAATCAGACGTTGATGAGATTTCAACAATTGTTGTTCCTAAAACTACAAACACGCAAACGCAAACTGCTATGCCATCAGATGTTGTATCTCAAAAAGAACATAGTCAATCCACACATATTAATGGGGACAATTTTACTGTTGTAATTAATAATGATAATGGGGTCAGACGAAGAAAACGACCGGAAGAATATAGTCAAACACCAACCGCTATATATTCAAGAGAATATAGACGTAATAATCCTGAAAAAAGGAAAGCAACCAACCTTCGAAACAACCAGCGAAAAAAGGAACGAAATAGGGAAAAAATAAATGAATTATAAATAACAGTAAAGCAATCCCGTTAAAAGTTAGACCCAAACGCCCCGCCTAACACACCATTTGCCGCCATAGGTTCAGACATTTCATATGCTGGAACGTTTACCCCAGGCATTTGATAGTTGTCGTTATAGTTCGGCATGGATTGTGTAGGTTGAGATGTAGGCATTGATGTAGGTAGTTGGCTAATAGACGTAGAATAATTATCACCACCTGTATTGGTGCTTACCCCGCCCCCTCCGCTATACAATGACTGCGTCATGGCTTGAGATATTGGTTGCGAGATTGTTACTGTGCCTTGACCTTCTTGTCTATTGCCGTGTTTTTTGCCCTTCCCCTTCTTCTTTTCATCTGGTTTACCGTCCCATAATTCAGCTAATCGGTCTACTAAAATACTGACCTTCTCACCGAGTTTTGTCTGTAAACTGAGGACAATAGTCAATACTGCTAAAATAATATATGTTACGCTAAAATCAGGATATTTCTCTCCACTATATGTTGGGACATAGGTTACTATTCTGTTAATTATTAATATTCCAATAAACATAACAATAATTTGAATAAGGACCTCCGCAACTATTTCTAAACTTCCCTTCTCTTCTTCCGCTTCCGGAACATATTTCTGCATCGCCTTATTTAAAATGACTACTGGGATTACAGATAATGTGGCATATTGAATAACATTTAACATTTCGGATTTTGAATTATCATCAAAATTAAAAACATGTTTGAAAAATCCCATTTTTGATGATATTTTTTTTGTACTTTCTTCTAATCCGTCCATATGATTATTACAAGAAATTAAATTTGCGTTGGTGTAGCTAAAAAGTATGCGTATGCGTATTATTATTAAAAATACTATGTAATATATTAATAATAATGAGTAGCGGTTCAAGAGCTCTTGCATCAGCACGTTCAAAAAGAGCAGGGGAGGTAGCCCCCCCTCCTGCTCCTATACAAACAAGAAATTCTAATGCTTCCACCATTGTTAACGGACAGCCTGAGCCTGGCACCAAATTATCAGTATCCGACGCTTTTGCTTTAACTACTATACGTTTAAGCCGTCTTGAAATGATGTTCCAAAAAATGAATATTGAAAGTTTAGGCGAGAGAATCGCTGAACATGAAGAAAATGTCCGTATTGTAGACCAACAGGTATTTTCTAGCATGACGTCTAGATTAGACAAATTGGAAAAAACTGTGACAACAACAGCTGCTGCGCCAGTACAACAAGCATCAACAGTGAAATCATTATCTATACAAGAGGTTGAAGAAAAAGTAGAGCAGAAAACGAGGGATTTAATTGCTAATATACGCACTTTACAAGATGAGCTTCGCACTAATAAGGATATGATTTATAAATTACAGTCTACCATTATGGACACTAATCAAAAATTGGTGGATTTAGTTTTACAAAAACCCGCCGTCGCACCAGTCACACCAGTCGCACTAGTCGCACCAGTTGTGCCTGTAGTAGCAGAACAACCAGTGGAAGTAGCCCTTACTGAGCCAACTGCGTTGTCAGTAGATACACTAATAGTAGTAGATGCGCAGGTAGATACAGTAGTAGAACAATCTTCTGTATAATATATAGATGTTAGACATTGTTATATGTATTATAGCAGGTGGTTTAATGTCATTGTCATTAAGCGCCTGGATAGATGATTATAAACGGTTAATAAGTAACGTTGTTAATAAATGAATATAATTCGTAAAATATATAAATATATATTACATACTTTATCTATATGCGCCCTATTTATGGAATATATTTTATTAGTTGTAGAGAGAACTACTTGAATATTGTAAATGAACAGTTACAAGTAATGTCGGAGTCTTCTTTATATAAAAATATTAAAAATTTATTAATATTTATTTGTTTATATGATGATGATAGCAGTGTTAAATTACAACAAGTATTCCATAAATATGACACTGATAAAAAATTTATATTGATTACAACTCCCTTAAATTTATACGAGAAATTTGCGATTAATACATATAAATCATATATACCGGATGAATCATATTATGTGTTTTACTTCCATACTAAATCCGGTAATAACATTAGACAAATTCTAAATTTTTACACATTATCTAAATTTAATATATCCCTTGATTTATTGAAAGAATACGATTGTGTTGGATGTTCTTTGTCTTTACATCCGCTATTACATTTTTCAGGCAATTTTTGGTGGTCAAAATCTGAACATACTAATAAATTAAAAATGACTATAGATGATAAATATCTTTCTCCCGAAATGTACATATGTTCACATGAACAAGGCAAATATATAAGTTTGTCACTAACAACTAATTATACTGAATTAGATTCCCATGTTAATTTAACGGACCAGGATATATTAATTGCTGCAAACCAAAATAAAAGTACATTTATTATCAGACCTGGGTGTATAGATTTAATGAATGAGTCTAATCCGCTTTTTAAAAAAACGGTAAGCATGAAAGACATGCCGCCTCCTGTAATTATTTATCCGCAGTAACAAAAATTGATTTGAATTATAACTTATTTAAATCAATATATACCTATAATAATGAATCTATCTATCGCCGATAAGTCTAAAAAACAAACATTTTTAGCATTATTTCAGTTATTGAAATCTTGCTCCTCCATAATTAAAATCCATTTCAATGTGGATCACCTATATATCCAGGGCATGGATAAGGCGCATGTATGCTTATTTGAAATTAAGATTGATGGCGAATGGTTCAATGCTTACTCTATGACCCATAATACTATTATGGATGTATGTGTAGACTCTACTATGTTTGTAAACATTTTATCTATGGCTCAAGAGCACCATACTATTCAAATTGAACATGTAGCAGCAGGTGAAGAAGAACTTAACATTAATTTAGTAAATAATCAAAACGTCAAAGGAGAATATAATACTTATTTCACCATTCCTTTAGCGGATGTTGATATGGATATTCTCAATATTCCTGACGATATTGATTATGACGCAGAGTTTTCTATTAATGCGAAAAAAATGCACGAAATTACGTCGCAACTATCATTATTTGGCGACACGATGAATATTCAATGCAGTGAAGAAAAGATGGATATTTGCGCAAGTGGGGTTCTTGGGAAAATGGTGGTAAATGTCCCTATTGATGATTTAGATGAATTCTCTATTAGTGAAGGAGATGAGATTGATTTACACTATAGCATCAACTATGTCCATAAAATGTGTATGACTACAAAGTTGTCGGCAGACATTTCCATTTCTATTAGTGATAAGTTCCCTATGAAAATTAAATATGATTTAGGAAATAATAGTTTTGTTACCTTTTATATTGCTCCTAAAATTAATGACTAACGGGGGCAAAGCCCCCGTGAACCCCCAACTTCGTTAGGGTTGGAGGATAAAAACGAAGTTGGGGGCTCACGGGGGGCACCCCCGTTAAAATAACGAATAAAAATTATATTTTATTACTAACTATACAATGCAAGCAGTTATTACATTTTTTGTTTTTTGTATCGTATTATTCATTTATCTCCATATTCATTTTCATTTAAAAACAAGCAACGATTTAGAAGTATATGAAATTGACCAGGCATCCAAGGATAAGTTAGAAGAAATTTGCGATTTAAGGCAACCTATTATATTTGACTTTGATAATTCTCGTATTATGGAAAATACTACTAAACAGTATATCCTAGCGAATTATCCTGCGTTTGAGATTAAAATCCGTGATATAACTGACACTGATGACGAGCATGAACTATATATGCCTTTAGCTCTTCATAATGCCTCTACATTATTTGACCAGGATAAAAAGTTCATCTATTTTTCTGAAAACAATACAGAATTTTTAAATGATACAGGAGTTATTAAACATTTACAATATAATGATGAATTCTTGCGACCATATATGGTGTCTAATCGGTATTATGATATATTGATGGGGAGTGAAAATGTAGTAACCCCATTTAGATACGAATTAAATTACCGTAATTATTTTACAGTAACACAAGGCTCTGTAAGAATCAAAATGGCCCCTCCTAAAAGCAGCAAATATTTATATGCTAAAAATGATTATGAAAATTTTGAATTTACCTCACCAGTAAATCCATGGGCTGTACAGCCGCAATATAGCGCGGATTTTGATAAAATTAAATGCCTAGAAATTATCTTATTGCCAGGAAAAACTATTCATATTCCAGCATATTGGTGGTATAGTATTAAATTTGGAAAGGATACTAGTATATCCTCTTTTAAATATAGAACATATTTGAATAATATAGCAATTAGTCCTCATATTGCGATGTATGCTTTACAAATTCATAATGTAAAACGCAAAGTGGTGAGAGAAATTATACCGACTGAATCTAAAACGGTCGTAAGTGAACAATCCGTTGCAGTAGATGAAACTCCTGTAAATAGTGAAACTACTGATATAAATATATTACCTACAAGTAATGTATAATGGCATTATCATTCTCACTCGATTTTGAGGATTATGAAGACCCAGTTATAGGAATAGCAGTAGAAAAAATACCACGTAACTGCTCCATATTAACTGATTATAATATGTTTAACGATTCTATATATGTATATCGTAGAATAATATATGATATTTTATATATTACAATAATTTGTGTGCGCCCTCCATTAGCTCCTATTAAAATGATATACAATAATAGGTTCATAGATAATATTTCAAATAAATCAATTGATGAGATTTTGTTTGATTATGGTATCATTGAATTTTAATATGATATAATTATGAGTTAAAGATTAACTCATAATTAATAATATACACTAATTGTTTTTATACATAAATGGAGCCTCAATATAAAGTACTAGTTAAAGACAGAGAATATACCTCAACACAATTCATAAATATGGTATCTGGGAAGGAAGAACTGTTGTCACTCAATGCCTTAGAACATAAGATGTTTAATAATGATGCTTTTACTTTATCAGCAACAAATAAAGTGAATGTAGTGAATATTACACATTCTATTACTAGAGTTGGCGGCGAATTGGCAGGGGTATTAATTCTTCATAATAATAAAACATATGGTAATAAAAATGGGCGTTTATTATATAAATGTATTCCTGACGACAAACGCCTACCAATTTTCTTGGTCCCTTATGAAATGAAAAATATTGGGTTTTCCAAAGTATTTATCAATAAATATGTTACCTTTCATTTTAGTGAATGGTCAATGAAGCATCCTTATGGAACAATATCACAAACAATTGGGACAGTTGATATATTAGATAATTTTTATGAATATCAACTATATTGTAAAAGTTTACATTCATCTATTAATAAATTCACTAAGGATACTTCTGCTATATTGAAAACAATGCCGCCCGACACATTTATTGATAACATTAGTAAAAAATACCCATCTATTGAAGACCGAACAAATAACGACATCTGGCAAATATTCACGATTGACCCGCCGAATAGTACTGATTTTGACGACGCTATTAGTATTAAAAATAATGACCAACCCATTATCCAGTTAAGTATCTATATTTCCAATGTGACTATCTGGTTAGATGAACTACAATTATGGGAGTCGTTCTCTCGCCGAATCTCTACCATTTATCTTCCTGATAAAAAACGTCCTATGTTGCCCACTATATTATCTGATTGTTTATGTAGTTTACAAGAGGGTAATAAACGTATCGCTTTTGTCCTAGATTTATTTATTGATACAACTAGCTGGACTGTTCTCTCTTCATCCTTTTCTAATTGTATTATCAATGTTTTTAAAAATTTTAGATATGAAGAGGAGGCCTTATTAAAAAATACGAATTATACACAAATAATTGGATTAGCTAAAGGATTATCTAGGCAACATAAATACATATCACATATTAAAACCAGTCATGATGTAGTCAGTTATCTAATGATTCTAATGAATCATACCTGCGCACAACAATTACACAAGCATCAGTGTGGAATATTTCGCTCCTCGCATCTTTCCGCAGTAAGCGGTCAGACATGTGTAGTGGGCTCCCCCGTACCCGAAGACGTACAATCTTTCTTGAAAATATGGACGAGCTCATGCGGACAATATATTGATTTGGCTAATTTTACTAGTGAGGAGAATCCATTGTTAAAACACGACTTTTTAAATGTAGATGCGTATGTCCACATAACGTCGCCTATTCGTAGAATTGTGGACTTGCTGAATATTATTAAATTTCAACAGGTATGCGGACAGTCACCACTTATAGAACTATCCCCTGCTGCCGAGCATTTTTATAATAAATGGACCGCTGAACTGGAGTATATTAATATAACTATGCGTTCTATACGTAAAATCCAGAGTGATTGTACGCTGCTTGATTTATGTCATACCAATCCTGAAACTTTAGATAAAATATTTGATGGGTATGTATTTGATAAAGTAGTGCGTAATGACTCCTTGTATCAATTCACGGTCTATTTACCTGAATTACGCTTAGTCTCTCGGGTTGTAATAAAAAATGACATTATGTCCGAATATAACAGTAGCGCATTTAAATTTAAATTGTACTTGTTCAATAACGAGGATAATTTTAAGAAGAAGATTAGATTAATGCTTATATATGACGGTGGCTTGCTCCCGTAGTATTATAATATCAGCTTATTATAATGATTATAAAAAAGGAAAAACAAGGAAATGTAACAATATATACCGTGGATAAAAATATGACCGATGAACAAGCCGATAAACTTCAAGATAAACGCGTTACTCCAGGAATGATAGATTACATTATTGAACACAACGCTGACGTATATACCGCAGATGGCAAATTACTATTGCGATTTAGGAAAAATATATTACTTCAAAAGCATATTGATGATTTTTATACCAATATTATTTCCTTTGCCAGGCGCACTAGTTCTAACCGTGGAAGCACTAGTGGCAGTAAAATAAAGGACCTGGCACATAATCCCAAAATTATGACTAATATTTTTGGATACTTTGATAGATGGTCTCCTAGTCAGAAAGTCATTTTCAAGCATTTACATATGAAAACACCGCTTGAAGTGAGAGAATGTAACTTCAACGCGGAAAATCCAGAGAAATATGCAAAGGTCGTCCCTTTAATCCAGGACATTGATAAATTATACAAGATGTCTACTCCAGACCATTATAAAAAACAACGCGCAAAAGCGAATCAAACATTTTTCCGTATTCCTAACACCGCATTCACTACTGTAACTACCAACATTAATTTTCAAACCCATATCCATAAAGATAAGGGCGACGACTCCGACGGATTTGGTAATTTAGCAGTAATTGAAAAGGGAAAATATGAAGGTGGAGAGACTTGCTTCCCTCAATATGGGCTAGGGGTAAATGTTCGCACTGGTGATATTTTATTCATGGATGTTCATCAATGGCACGCGAATCTGCCAATTAAGATGGAGGGACCTGATACGATTCGCTTATCTATTGTATGTTATTTACGATATAATGTATGGAATCGGACTAAACATAGACCTAAAAGTTTTTATATTCGGCATAATAAGACCATTAAAAATATTAAAGGTAAATCAGGTAAATAGTTATGGTGAAGCCGTCTAATATTACTATAGTATGCGATAATGGGATTCACATTTTGAAGACAATGATAGCGAAAACGATTTGGATGAAAAACCGTTTTAGCTAAATTATGAAGAATACCACATTCCATTTGTTGAAATAGACTATTATATATATTTTACTTGATGTAAAATATAAATACGAATTAAAAAAGACGTTATGTTGTATATTTAAGCCAATGACTTTTACACTTTAATTCATTTATACATTTTTGTATTTCTTCTTTTTTTAGTTCTCCCATATTTACAATGTTGTCTTTGTGAAAAACCCTTAGGATGATTACAATTAATACTTTTCTTATATTTCATAGACCATTTTCTTCCGCCTTTTTTCATATTATATTATATACAAATAAAATTATAAGAAATCATTGAGTAATTTTATTGTGCCTGTTGAATAAATTCTCCATTTATATAATAATTATAAGTAGGCGTATATCCTGACGTATTAGTCTTGCTAAAAATTTCAACTCTATTATTTGGATAACTTATTGATTCTTTTATAGCATCTTCCTTTGATAAAAATATAACTATATCCTCCCAGTCAGTTCCATTAATAAGTACATACACAAAATCCATTTATGTATAATATAAACAGTATCTTTTATATTATAATTCTTTATATGTAAATAAAGCACAACATGAATGGATTTTTAATTTACAATCATATAATGTTGTTTTAATTCCTTGATTTCATCTATTATTTCTTGAAATTGTTTATATAGTTCGGCGTCTACAATTAAAGCATATTTACACTCCCGGTTAAATATTCTCAAAGCATCGTTTAATTCTGTCAACAATATATTTATTTGTTCCTTAATAGCTTCACATTTCAAGCAGGTCACTTTTTTAACAAATTTATCTTTACATACGCACCATTTATGATGTTCATAAAATAACTTATTTTTACATAATGTACACTGGGTATTTTCTAAATATTCAATCTCCACCAATTTACACGTATGCGCCATATATACACGTGTAAATAAAATTACGCTGATTCAACTTATGTATTCCATAGGACGCCCGTCCGCGTAAATATGTATATCTCCATACTTACTATATTGCGGGTCAGCATAGAAGGCATCATGCTCTGCGGTTCTACTGGGTTCTTGTACCATAATCCTCAATTGTTCTTCAACGTCTTTTACATTATTGAGTTTATTTATAGGAATCCCGCGCTCAGTCCTTTCTTTAGTACCATAGGTCGTTTGATAATTCACACATGATAATACACGTGCTAAATAAGGGTCAGCTTGATTAATTCTTGGCGCCTGTGCAGTATACATATCAACTAATAAACGCAAATCATGGCTTCTATTTACTTGCTGTGAACTTATATAATGACTTCTTCCTGGGTAGTCTTCTCTGGGCAACCAGCCAAACCCCGTAGTACTACCACAATCAGGACCGCATACTGCTAGAGAGCATAATCTATTATATACATCTCTAGATTGTAGGTTACCCTCTATATCCTTAAAAAAACATCGTCCATAGTCAATTATTTTCGCAATATATAATGATTTAAATGTTATTACTTTATTGGATAAATGATAATGGTATTCAATATATTTATTATCAGCAGGTTTGTATAATAACACATTATTACTATGTAAATCGTAATGAGTGAACACATTACATAATAATGCCAAAGGCAAATATATTTGATACAATACATATATCAGTTGATTTTTGACAAACGGAACAAATGTTGCATAGTTCACTGACATTTGGTCTGCTAATGTTATTGGCTTATTGACGTACTGTATTAATATAGAGAGATGCTTAGAATTTAAACAAGCCAAACTTAAAGCATTCATAGGGTCTATGTTAATAGGAGTTAAACTATCCGTTAATACATTGGTTGATATAGTTTTAGTATTTTTTACATGTTCCCAGTGAGCATCGGAAACATATGTAAATAATCCATATGTTTCTAAGAAACATGAGAATAATTTATTTGTTTTATTTATAAACTGACCGACTATATATTCGTACATTAAATTGTCAGCATTTTCATGTATAGAGGATTTCAACACTGCGTATGCGTTATAACCATATCGCGAATATTTTATTTCATTTACAAACCCATTATTTGATATCTTACCAATTCGTGTTATTGGTGGGTCTACGTAATCAAACCTAACAAATCCATTAAATAAATCGTTGATTTTTTTGATTTGTGTTCCAAAAGAGAGACAGGCATTAGAATCTGAGCATACTGATTTTAAAAAATATGTGCGCCGTTGCGCAGGGGTAGCTAACACGATTTTTTTAATACGACGACCCATGATATTTTTCTTTAACCTATTAAGTGCTCTTACTGTATAGGCTTCTTTTAATTGATTAGTAAGTTCTTGCTTATTTTTAAGGGTATCTGCTTTTTTATTCTTTTGCTTATTTAATAGTAGCTTGCCTATTTTTTTTTTAGAATCTTCTAGGGTTAATCGTTTTTTTGTTATACATTGGTTACCCGATTTTACTAAATAATATTTATTGGATAAAGTACAATATTGTCTGGTTTTTCCGTTTGTCATTACACATCTGGGTAAATTACATTTACTTCTTTCTACCTTTCGGCAAGAAGAATAACATCGGGTCATATATACTTGTAATAAAAAACTAAATATTTAGTTCCAGTTTTTTATCTACTCTTTCTACCTTTTCTACTCTTTCTACTCTTTCTACTCTTTCTACTCTTTCTACTCTTTCTACTCTTTCTACTCTTTCTACTGTTATTATATTTTCCACCTTTTCTAGTATTATATTTTTGTAATAGGTCTTGTAGTTTTTTTTTATCCTCATCTGGCACTCTTTGTCTACGGAGTTTTCGCGACATTTCGTGCGCAACATATGCTACATGAGGTGTACCTCTATTTAGTGGCGGCGGTGCGCCATACGTTTTTGTATGACTGAATTTCAACGTTTTATCAGTTATAGGTCCTACAAGATGACTTAATCTATCCATCTTTTTTTGTTGGTCTCGGTCTAGTTTTATATATGCGCGTGGGTCATTTGATAAGACTGCATCATCTATAGCCTCTTTAAGGTCTTCAGGTAACATTAAAGCCTCTGGAGGTAACCTGGTTCTTGCCAATATTTGTTGTTCTTCAGATAATTCTTGAGGAGATAACGATACATATTCTAATGGGCTCCACTCATCCAAGTATTTAGAGTTGGATTTTGGAGGAGGTGAGGAAAAGCCAAAAGTTGACAGATTAGATGCTGCTGCTGTTTTCCCTGATTCATAAACTTCTTCTCCATCTTCTTCTCCATCTTCTTCTTTCCACTTTGAAACCTGGCGGCGCATTGATGGAGACGTTACTGCGGACGAGTCTGCGACTGCTTCTGAACCGGTTCCTTCTAATAAGGAGGACATTGAGCCTTTGCGATTCATATATATATAAATGTATATAATAATTACGCACGTTTTTTACTCTTTCCATTGTTAGTTTTTTTACCTTTTCTACTCTTTTTACCTTTTCTATTTTTTCTACTGTTTTTACCACCTTTTTCTGGAATTTCTGTCGCTAGTATAAGCGGTTGCTCATTGTTACCCGCTGCAGCTACAGCTACAGGTTTAATTTCCATACGTTGTATAAGCGCTTGTATTCGTGGGCTATCGTCCGGTTGTATATCTTCTTGGCCCATTTGTTCTAAAATACTGTTTATCTGTGTATTATCAAATTTGTCTATTAAATTTTTACGAATCATTATAATGCCAACTTTTGGATTAATCACATTACCATCACTATCCTTAATTATTACTACCCTTTTATTACTCCTCAATTGAGGAGCTGAATTTTGTAATAATTTATCAGTTAGTTGTTCAAATAATATATTTATTTCTTCTATAGGTTCTTCATCAAATGCCGTTACAATTTGTTCTTTAAATGGACGTATACGATCGGATATTTCTTCTCTAGTTGGATTTGGTGTAGTAACTCCTAATAATAATAATAAGATTTTAGAATATTTGTTTACATAAATATCATTACCAACTCTTCCTGCTTCTTCAGAAGGAGCTAGTTTATATTTTATATAATTATATAAAAATTCCAAAATTACCATGTTCTTACTTATAGGACAAAATAAAGGAATTATTATGTATCTTTTATCTTCTGGTCGTCTAAGTATAGGTCTAGGATTAGATTCATATAAGCTTTTAATATACTCTGTCATAAAGTTAAATCCATATCCTATATCCATACATGGTGTTCTATTATATGTAATTTGATAATGTGCTCCTTCTAATGCACTTCGCATCGGTATATTTTGTCCTCTAATTTCTCTACCCATTATCCATGTTACTAGGTTACTTATATGACCTGCTATCTCCTCATCACTAGGACTAGGAACAGAACTTACTAATGGCATAATTAATAAATCTATATCAGCACTAGGGTAATTTATATAAAATTGTCGTGCCTTACCTCCTTTTATGTATAATAAACATTGAGTTGATTTATATAATATGTCTGTTATAATTCCCGTAAGAAACATTAACTTATACATAATATCCTTATTATCTGAAACAGGTGTACTAAAATATCTTATATGTTCTGTTATATAGTTATTTATAATAGGCATCGGCAACGTATTTATTTTAGCCTTTAATACACTTATACTAAACTTATAACCTATACGTTTTAATAATTCTGTCCAATAATTCATACTTTCAGGGATTTCTAAACCGTCTCCTTGAAATGGCATAAAATTTAATTCTCTTAATATTGTTGAGGTATCGTCATATATTTTTTCTTCAGACTGTTTTTTTAGTGTATTGGCTGGTGTTTCTGGTGTTGCTGTTGCTGCTACTGCTGTTGCTAGTGTTGCTGCTGCTAGTTCTTTCTTTTTATTAGAAGATTCTTGTTTTAATCTAGCCTTTTCTTCTAATAACCTCATGGCATCATCTATCTCTTTTTGTTTGCGTGCAGCATTTGCTAATCGTGACCGTTCTTGAGCTTCTTCTTTTGTAAGTTGTCCTTTTTTAGATGATGACAATGGTGCTGGCGTTGGGGCGCCAGTTAATAATTCTTCTAATGCCTTATCTACAAATGCTTTTTGAATCACAATTCCTATTATCATTTTAATATCAACATCGTTATTCACACTTTTAACACCTTTTTTAGTAGATAATCTTTGATTTATTATATTTAAAGCACGCTGAAGAGTTTCTTGGGTATAACCTGGTTTAGATGTTACTTCTATAGAGGTTGTTTGAACCATACCCATAACGCTTTTATACTTTTCATCCTTAAGTATATCTATTAATATTGGTAAAATCGCAGCATCATATTTTAATAATAATATTACTGCCTCTAATGAACTAATATCACATGCCATATATAAAGCAGATTGTCCATTCATTTTATTTACCTTATTAACATCATTATTAGGCGATTGTAATATAGCTATTAAGATTGGGATATTTTTAGTGGATATCATTAAAGGTGTTAATCCATTATCTGCCTCCAATGTTACATTCGCATTATTTGTTATTAATGTTTGTACAGATTCTAACTTATCATGAACACAAGCATACATTAACGGTGTTAATCCAGCTTTATTACGTATATTAATATCAGCCCTGTGTGCCAACAATAATGATATTTGACGCTGTGGGTTATCAACTATACATGCTTGGAATAAAGCAGTTTCTCCATTTGTGTCAGCAACATTAACATCTATTTTAGAGACTGTTAATAAATATGATAATAAATCAATATCCGGGACGGACAACATTAATGGTGTGGTGCCATTATTTTGTTGACCAATATTTACATCTGTTCTTTGGTCGTGTAATAATATTTTAATAGTTTCAACTCCTGTATTATAATCTTGCATGGAAGTTGCTATATGTTGCTTATTTGATTCGTTGATTTTTTCATCTTGTGTATCTGTAGGTAAACTACTTATAGCATTATATTGTATACCTGCTATTATAACCACTTGTAATAAAGGAGTAACCTTTACTGTATCATTATCTGCATTTTTGCGTTCGGATAATAAATTTGGGTCAGTTTTAGCATTAGACAATAATAATTGTACACGATCAATCCAAGAATTATAACATAGATAATATAATAATGTTACTTTATATGCTTTATATTTTAATATATGGGTTCCATCATTTATAGCAAGCACTTGATATATAATAATGTTAGGTTCAATCTCTGGATAACCTAACAACATTCTACTTATGTCTAACTGATTATTTTTCAAAGCATATGATAATGCATATTCTGGACATTTACCTACTGTTGAAGTTTCATAAAAACATTCCATATTTGGGTCAACCTTTTCTAATATAACACTAACTACTTCAGCCATCAAAGCTATTTTATCTGGCGCAGCTCTTGATTTGGTTTTACAAAAAATAGCATATGTTAACATATTATAATAGAGATGGTTCAGGTTACCTAGACTATCCATAGATTGAATCCCTTGAGTTAAACTTTCAGGATCCGCAAATGTACATCCATCTTCTATTTTTATCAATTCTCTTACATATTTCGGATTTGGTTGATGTATAGATATCATTAAAGGAGTATTAAATAGTGAATCTTCTATATTCATATTGGCTTTATGCCTTTTAAAAATACCAATTATTTCTAGTACAATGTTTTCATTTGTAATTAATGTTATAAACCAATTTAATAATGGTATATTATTTCCGCTAGTAACACTACCAGTCCTTTTATAAAATTGTCCATCATTTATATATATGTTAAGAATAGGCGGGTTCGTGGTGTCTACATAATGTTGTAAACTAGCCAAAATTTCATTAAAACTATGTTCTAAATCTTCACGCATACGTTCATTATTTGTATTTTTTATTGCTAAAATATTTGATAATAATGCTATAATTTCTACATCAAATGGAATGCTTATTCCATTGTCTTTATATACTTTTATAATACGTTCAATTATAGAAGGGTATAAGTATAATATGTCAAATATATAACTCACCATTAGACCGCCCTTGCCATCTGGACCAGTTATATCTGTACTTAATAGATTAGAATCCGACGATTTAGCTATTCTATCTAAATATGATATTAACTCGTTTGCGGTTGTTTCAATGTTAAGGTTTGCCCTAATATCTGTTATATATTTCATTATTTGTGCCATAAATTCACCCTTGGTTGTTCCACCTCTTTGTATTCGTTTTTTAGTCATTTTATACTTTATATGTTTTTTTCTCTTAATTTTTCTTGACATATTATATATATATATAAATAAAGGCGACTCTAATATTCTGCGCAGCTTTATTTATAGGAGTTTCCCCCGTTTTCTACTTTTTCTTAATAAAGTTTTTTGCCACATTTTTTTTAAAGGTGTTTTTTTTGTAGTTGCTCCGTGTGACTGTGGAATCCGGGCTAATCGTATCTCAGACATCCCGCTTTTACGTTGAAATATACTCACAAAATCTGGATACGTTTTTTTCAAATATTCCGCAGCTTTTTTATTCACGGCAAATCTTCCCGATTCTTCACCAAGTCCGCCCTTTGCATGAAACTTGGTTTTTATCGCAATATTGTTATATCGCAATACTCCGCCATCCTTTTTATAATATAAAATACTTTGCTCGTAGTCCTCCTTCTCTCCAATCGTACTAGAGGGTTGTATTTCAGACAATTTTCTATTAATAAATCCATATAATGTGCCTAAAATGAATTTCAGATTAGTAGTCACTGTGTTTTTCATGAAAAACGGATTGCGCACTGGATAAATCCCCCAAATGAATAAATGCTCTTTTTTCAAACGACTAAATGCCTCCGTAAAAAAGGCATCCACCTTTTTTAATGGTTCCATTTTACTAATATCCGATGGTTTTAATCTATATAATCCCTCTACATCATCATCCGCCGACACTACATTCGTATTTTCTGGAAAATACTTAATAATAAACCTTCGCTGCGGAGCAATGCCGATTTTTCCTACGACAATTTTGCCATACATGTCTTTAGGTACATCCTCTTCATACCTCTTTCTCTCAGCTTCATTCGCCACGAATATATGGATAACATTCTTATTAACTCCTCCATCAATAAGGGTTTTCAATGTTTTTGTTTTAATAACTGTACTGCGATTATATGATGGAATAGCGACTACATAATTTACCATAATATATATTATTACTATATATTATGTCAAGGGAGAGTGTTGCTATAAATATACAAGAGAATGTTAATACAGTTGGTGCTACTACTAGCACAGTTAGCTTAGTCCCTCCAATAAATCCATTTACGCTTACACTAGCTAAACCTACACCTAAACCAATACCAACATGCGACGAGTGTCATAATAAAATAAAACCGCAGATTTCAGACAAATGTTGTTCTACATGTAAACAACAAATTGTGCCTAAAATAGATAAAATCTTAAATAAAATTAGGCATAATTGTGTAAACTTAAGTATATATCATAATAGACGATATCATACATATAAAAATATACTATTTTCAGTATTTAGAGTCCCCTTGATAATATTAGCTGGCGGCAACTCATTTATTGCTGTTGGTATGCAAAACTATTTATCTCAAAGTACGATTTCTATAGTTAACGCACTTCTATCTATTGTTTGTGGCGTTATTACAAGTATTGAATTATTGCTGAATCTACAAAAAAGAATGGAACTAGAACTGGAATCATATAAAAATTATTATAAACTCAGTATTGAAATATACAGATTCATTAAATTGGATGTGGCCGATAGAGAAGCGGAATCTAAAGAATTTTTACCAAAAATATACGAAATGTACGAAGAATTAATTACACATAGTAACGCGGTAAATGTATATAGACGCGGATTTATTGATGAGTTTGATGATGTAAATGACGATATTGTTGTTACTGAAATTCCTGATACTTGGCATACCTATTTTTGTCATTGTTGTTATTAACGGCAGATCCGTTATGCGCAGTTTGATTCTATATTCTTTACTCACTGAGTAAAGGATGAATCCCTTAAAATTTTTAAAAGTGTATATATATATGAAGTACTTAGGTGGGAAACACGGCATAGGAAAGTTAATTGCTAATTTTATTTCTAATAAGTGTAGTTCAGATGACGTAAATGGTTATTTAGAACCATTTTGTGGGTCTTTAGGTGTGTTTAAACATATGACTGATAAAGGTTATAAAAAATATACTGCGTCAGATAAACAATCGGATTTAATACAATTATGGAAAAATTTACAAAATAATACTTTACACATTCCTAAAAATATTAGCGAGGATGAGTATAATAAATTAAAAATAGCTAAATCACCAAATGCTATGAAGGCAGTCGCTGGTTTTGGATTAAGTTTTGGAGGGAAATATTTTGCAGGATATGCTCAAAAATGGGCTGGAAACAGTGGTCGCAATTTTTTAAATGAATTTAAATCTTCTATTGAAAAAATCAAACCTACTATCAGTAAAAATAATGTGGTTTTTTATAATAAATCTTATTCTGATTTTAATCCCCATAATATGTTAATATATTGTGACCCACCCTATAAATCTACACAAGGATATTCTACTGGAAATTTTGACAATGCGTTATTTTGGGACACTATGCGTAAATGGAGTAAAGACAATTGTGTATTTATTTCAGAGGAATCCGCACCAAGCGATTTTAAAGTTATCTGGCGAAGAACTAAGCGACGAACATTAGATAAAACTAATAGATTTTATAAAGATGAAAAAATATATACTTATAAGGGAACATATATTCATAATAACACTATAAAACATAAAAAAAACAAACATGCTAAAACAAAAAAGATTTAGTTAGTTAGTTACAAAAGCAAAACAGTTACACAGGTAAGGCTCCTCGTCTCCCAATCTTTCTTCCAATTTTGGCTAATTCTAATATATCGTCTGTCGGCAATGGTCCGTACAATGTATCGGACCAAGCGTAATAAGTATTAGGACCTAATGGTAGGTATTTCCATAATCCTATGTTTCGTCTTCGCGCTAGAATCAATTCTTTAGATGAAACCTTCCAGCCAAATTGATTGTTTGCTTGCGCAAGCTCTTTATTTACAAAGACCCAAGGAGCAACTTGGCATCTATTTTTTTTTAGTCCATACCGAAACCAATGTTGTGTTGATGATGGCGAGGTTTCGCCTAGCAATCCACGTATTGCGGCATGAACGTCGTACGCGTCGCCGCATAATTCGCCTGTGTACGCATTTATATTTCCATATGTATTTATATATAATTGAGTTATATCGGTCATGGAGGCACCATTGGGATATCGTCGTGAAACCTCCAACCCGATATGGACCATGCGTCCAATAGCCTCTTTACTTACCTCGTGTTTCCTTCGTGACCTGCGTTTTTTTGCTGCCAACTTCTCTTCCGCTTTGGCTCGTTTCAAAGCCAACTTCTCTTCCGCTTTGGCTCGTTTCAAAGCCAACTTCTCTTCCGCTTTGGCTCGTTTTAAAGCCAATCTCTCTTCCGCTTTAGCTCGTTTCAACACCAACTTCTCTTCCGCTTTAGCTCGTTTCACAACGGCCTTTTCCTCGCGCAAAAGTTGACGGACAATAACGTTAGTCGACATGGTTAATTGATTAATTGATGTTAATTTGGGGATTGATATATTATAGCTTACACAAATTCATTTCAATTTTTTTTAAATGGCGTATTTTTTTGCCGTTGCTAATTATCTAGAATAAAATATCTTACAAGATATTTTATACCCTTTTTGTTACACTTTTTGTTACACCTTTTTACATTTCAAATGCCCATTTTTGCGTTAAATAAAATAAAATAAAATAAAATAAAATTATAACATGAAATTTTGTATTGTAGTAGCAAGATATAACGAAAATGTAGAATGGACTAAACAATTTTCAAATGTAATTATTTACAACAAAGGAACCCCATTAACTGATGATTTTAATGAGATTTTATTAAATAATGTTGGTAAAGAAGGACACACATATTATAAACATATCTATGATAATTACGATAATTTAACAGATTATATTATTTTTTTACAAGCAAACCCATTTGACCATTCGCCAAATATAATATTTAATTTAAATAAATATATTAATAATACAGATTTGAGTATTGATTTTGAGTTTTTAAGTGAATGCATTATAAATTGTAATTTGTCTGGTTGTCATTATCATCGTGAAATACCATTAATAAATACTTATGAAAATTTATTTGGTGAAAAAAAAGAACATATGGAATTCAATTTTGGGGAAGGTGCTCAATTTATTGTATCAAACAAAAAAATCTTGCAAAGACCAAAAGAATTTTACTTAAAAATTGTTGAAATGCTAGACAAAAATATAAACCCTATAGAAGGGTTTGTTATTGAGCGTTTTCATAAATTAATATTTAATTAAATATTAATAGATAAACATGGGCATTTTAAATGAGAAAAGGTGTAAAAGTGTATAACGAAGTTTTTTGCCACACTTTTTTTAAAAGTGTATAACGAAGTTTTTTGCCACACTTTTTTAAAAGTGTATAACGAAGTTTTTTGCCACACTTTTTTAAAAGTGTATATATATATATAATGTATACAACTAAAAAAGCCAACAGGAAAAAATGGTCGCAACGAAACACTAAAAGGGTGTTGTCGCATTTATTTAAAAAGAAAAAGAAGAAGGTGTGTATGACATTATTAGATACCAATTTTGAATCTACAGTAAATGATAAAATTAAAGCAGGTATTGTATTACCAGCGCCCGATGTTGAAAGTGAATTAGTTAAAATATTTAGCAAATTATATGCTAATAAAAAATTAGACCCTAGAGATGACTATTATATGTATATTAATTTTAAATGGATAGCCACCATTAAAAATACATATGGTTATTTAGTACAATTAGATAATTTCCGAATTACTCAAGATAAAGTATACTATGAATTATTAGCAATAGCAACAAATTATTTTAAAACACATAAGACACCTTTAGCAACTAGTATTAAAAATATGTATGATTCCTGGTTAAATTTAGACGAATCAGCAATAAAGAATCATATTAAAACAACTGTATTAGAGATTGATAATTATAGGGCGAATGATGATAATTTATGGGCATTTTTAGCAAATATATCCAAGAATGAAATAATTAAATTTGCGTCGCCTTTATGTTGGTCGCTTTCCGCAGATGAAAAGCATTCATCACATTATTCTAATTATGTTCAAGCGGCACAAGTATCATTATATGATACAGATGTTTATTATGAAACTAGCCCGGATTTTATAAAGGCTAAAAACAAGTATTTAAAGTATATTAAAACAATATTTTCAACTTGTTTAGGTGATGACCATACATTAAATCCGACTGATGTATTTGACATAGAACGTTCTATTTTAGACGCATATGATTGCGGGAGGGTAAAAGATGACCCGGATGAATGGTATAATAAGATTACTGCGGAGGAGGCTCTTCCAAAATATGGTTTTGATTGGACAACATTTGCGACTGCGTTAGGATATAAGGATGTACCTAAATTTTTCATTACAGAAAATCTTAATTATATACTTTGTATGGTAGAACTGCTTAAAAAGGAGTGGACCTCACAAAAATGGAGAAGTTATTGGATTTATATTTATTTACGTCAAATGATTAGGTTTCATAAAGAATGGCAATATATATATTTTAAATTCAACGGTAAATATTTAACTGGGCAGGAAAAAATCATGCCAAGAGATTTATACCCTATATTTGGTATTGTTGGGGCATTTAATACATTCTTAACGAATAAGTACATAGATTTATATGCTAACACTGCTTATATAGATTATACTTATACTATGGCGAATGATTTAAGACTTATATTTATTCGTGTTATTGAGCGTAATAAATGGTTATCCCCCAGTACTAAAAAAGCCGCGTTACTTAAATTACAAAATATGAAGCTTAATGTAGGTTCACCTAGAATGTTGCGCGAGGACCCTGTGTTAGAGTATAACTCTAAGGACCCATGGCATAATATGCAATTATATTGTAAGTGGCGCATGAATGAATTTTTACAATTAAATAATAAACCATTAGTAGATATTCCTGAGATGGATTGGAAACAATTTAAAATTATAGGCACACAAGCCTATATTGTAAACGCCTATTATACACCTACTTATAATTCCGTATATATTCCTATAGCATATCTTCAAAAACCATTTGTGGATTTAGATGAAAGAGGCATTCAATATAACTTAGCATATTTAGGCAGCACTATAGCGCACGAGTATTCGCACGCATTAGATGATTTGGGTAGTAGATATGATTACAAGGGCAATTTACACAATTGGTGGACGCCTCATGATAAAAAAATATTTAATCAAAAAGTGGAAGAAGTTGTCAGACAGTATGAACAATTTTATGCTTATGATGGTATCAAGATTGATGCGCGTAGTTTAGTCGGCGAAAGTATGGCTGACATTTCTGGGTTAGCACTATGTCAAGAATATTTAACTGACTGGCATCAGAAAAATAAACTACCTATGCCTCTACAGTTTACATCATATAAATTGTTTTATTCCTTTTATGCTGAGGAAATGCGCTCTAAGATTGATAAATCTGCGTTTTATGCTCAGATAAAAATTAATCCACACCCAATTGATAAATACAGAACAAACTGTCCTTTGTCTCGTTTAGGCATATTTAAAAGTATTTATGACATAGAACCTAAGGACCACATGTATTGGCCGACGAATGATACTATATGGTAAAAGGAGTGGGAATAGGTCTGAAACTTATGTAAATTAATACATTACAAATAATAACTTAAAATTATCATATTAAGTTATTATTATGCATACACATAGTGCTCATATATACCCCAATCCCATAAACTTTTCATTATATAACACTTTTCCGAATTTGCCCAAATGTAAGGATTGTAAGTATTTTAAACCTGACCCATTTACAATTAAAGATTTATTCGCAACAAAACAAGGACAATGTATGTTATATCCTGTAACATCTATTACCAATAGATACGAATATTCCAAATACTGTAGAGAGAATGAATCAAAATGCGGTGTATTAGGTCGTCAGTTTTTACCGAAACCCATATATCCATTATATTCTAATAAGGCAACTATAAAGGCATTATTAAGAGTGTTCTCGCCAGGAATATGTGTGTTATCAGGAATATTATATATGGCAAGTATTACGCACCCAACTGATAATAAAGCATCATCCTCTAGTGTATAGTGATTGATTCATTGCCACAAATTTCAGAGTCATTAGTGGAATATTTTTTAGTTTACTTAATAATTCTATATTTCCCATATGTTCAGCAACTTTCTCCATTTCGCACGCAATATTATTTATTTTTAATATGGCTTTAACAAATTCACCCAAAAATACATTTTTCTCTTGTTCTAATTGTTGTAGTACCCATTTACATTCTTCTTTAGTAGTACACTCACACCACTTCTCTACATAACTAATTAAATCAAAATGATGCGTATAATCCATACCTGTATTCATCATTTTACTACACTCTATGTCTTGATAATATTGATATTTTTTGTCTATCTCGTCAATGATGGTTTTAACGGAACAAGACGCCTCAATAGTGATTTGTTGACATTCTTCCGCCACGTTTACATTTGTAAAGCAGCTGAATATGGTGACCAACTGTGTAGCAGTCAATTTATCAAACTTATTATTCGCAATCATATCGGCAAATACTAGACAATGAACTTCTCTCAATTTAACTGCTATATTCCCCTTCTCAGTAAGATAATAAGATGGCGCTGATAATGATTCGGATGATGATGACAATATAAACCCTTCATCTTGTAAAAAACTTAACAACGCATTGATGCTATCACTTAAATAATTCATAGCATGAGTCTTATCTGCTTGTAAGAGCGTTAACTCTGCCAACTTCTTATCATAATTTATTAATATCTCCTTATCCACTTCTATACTTTTATTTTGTTGGTTTATTTCTTCTATCTCTCGGTCTATTTCCTTACGACGTTTGTTGACCGCAGTTACCCGACTTTCTTGTAATTCTGTATATCGTCGCACAACCTCCTTATGGGCTCCCTCGGATAGCGCAGGCATAGAACTTAATTCGGTTTCTACTCTTTCTAAATCCTGCTGAATATACAGTAACTCGCTATTAATATCATCCTGTATCATGCTTTGACTAGCGTATTTAGTAAAGTTATAATCCCCAATATCAATCAAACTCAGCAGCAGATTGTAAGACACCTTGAATTTACTAGATAATCGTTGCGGTTTTCCTGACATCATGTTTTTATAATCTTGGAGTTCCACGTGCTTGAATAAATTATTCAAATGTATAACATGCCCTACGGTGTCTATATTTAATCGTCCACTACGCCCACTCATTTGAGAATACTCATGAGAATGCAACATTCGCATATGTGAACCGTCAAATTTATTAATATCAGTAAATATAGTTGTTTTAATGGGGAAATTCACGCCAATAGCAACGGTCTCTGTCGCAAATAATAGTTTAATATATCCTTTATCTAAGAATAATTCTACGATTTCTCTCAAGATTGGAATCATTCCACTATGGTGTTTTCCAATGCCTTTTTCTAATAATCCTATCAATTCTATATACTCTGGTAATTCCAGGTATTCTTGATAATTCGGCAATCGCCTCAAAATCGCATCGGCTTCTCTCTTTATATTATACCCCACTTTACTGTCATCTTCTAATAATGGAACAGTTATTTCTGTTGCAGCAATATCTACCTGCTTTCTGGATAAAATAAAACAGATACATGGCAGCAAATTATTTTCTACCATGTATTGGCATACTTTATTCAACACGAAAGAGCGTTTCATATAAACGTTTTTCTGATGAAATAGTTGTAGCATTTTCTTCATTTTATGATAATGCGGCTCATCAAATATGCCATTTGCGGATTGAATCACTATAGGCTTATTTGTCATATCCTTTATCTGCTTTTCTAGTGCCTTATCGCCATTGATTGCTTTAAAAATTCCCTGAGTAGTCGTAATGAAATTATAATGGATTAAGGGAACGGGTCTATGGGTAGTAGAGGCAACAATAACAGTGGATTTTGGTTCTGTTCTATTTTCTATCCATTCTCCAATCTTCAATGGTTTATCTAAAGTTGCACTTAACATTAATAGTTGGACTTGTGGAGGCAACATCATAATAGTATTTTCCCATACGTGACCTCTATCAGGGTCATTAAGATAATGGAACTCATCAAAAACAACACATGCTAAATCATTATCAATGTCCATCTCAAATGATAACATATTAGCATTACTTGTTACTGGGTGTAACTGCTTCTTCAAAAACAGCGTGTTATGTAAGATTTCAGTAGTTACAATTAACAGAGACGCTTCCTGGTTTAATTTAATATCTCCTGTAATAATTCCAACACTAATATCCGGATATTTACTCGTCAAATTATAGAATTTCTGATTACTTAAACTCTTCACAGGACTACAGTAGATAATTCGCTTTCCTTTTCTAACAAAATAATCTACTGCGAATTCAAAGGGGGTGGATTTACCTGACCCTGTATGTGCTGTGACTAGTACATGGTTGCCATCTACTAGTCCTTGGATTGAATGTTTCTGGAATGCCGCTAGCGAGTAGGGGAATCCATTGAAATATTCTTTATATTTAGTTTCGTCTTGTTCCGAATAGGCATTTTCACAAATCTTGACCATTGATGCTTTCCTCTGATAATTATATATAACATTATCTTTTTAAGCACTTTTACAAAAAGTGCGGCAAATTCCTCTCGTTAATGTAAGTGTTGTTGCGTTATAAGTACAAGACCATCTATGATGACAAATATTAATAAGTTCATACGCAATTAAAGACCATAAATAATCAACCCGTGCACAAACGCGCACACATTTGAACGCACTTATTTGTCGAAGACTTGACATTATGCGTCCTATATTAGCGTATACGCATTCTTATATCTTAAACGAAGTTTTTTTGCTACACTTTTGTAAAAGTGTGTCCTAAACGAAGTTTTTTTGCTACACTTTTGTAAAAGTGTGCTCGTAATAAAAATCAAAATATTCCAATCAAGTTATATATGAAGTTAAAAAAAGAAACAGATAATCATGTTTCAAATTTATTACAAAACAATATTATTAGACGAATTACAAATTATATTAATGATACTATAAATTTTAAAAGTTTGAGAGATAATAAATATTATATTGAAATTCATAATGCCTTCATATTTTTAATCGCATTTATTATACTATTTAACAATAACGTGTATCATCTAATACTTGTTCTAATTATCATTAGTTTAGATGCTTTATCTATCGTAGTTTTACACGAATGTCCTCTTACAACTTTAGAAAAAAAGTATTTGAATACTAGTGCTTGTGATATCAGAAAACAACGATTTAAAAAATGTAATATCTTATATGAATGTGACCATGAATATGAAATACAAATTGAACTTCTTACTAATTTTTGGCTTATTGTTGCCGGTAAATGTTTAATCATACTGTTTTTAAAAACATTCAATATCAAACTTATGGATTATAGTAACCTATACGGGGACAAGCCCACGTCCCATAAACCTAACATAGTATATTAAACATATTGCCACCATATAAGTAATACCTAACACGTTTGATATAAAAAAACGATTTTTACCATTAGTTTCCATGTTTAATAGCTCTAACGGCGGATCTAATATAGTAAAATCATCATTACATAATTCTTTTTCTAATATTGATAAAAAACACCCATCAAACATATAAAACATCGTCATCACTATAAATAACCCTATAACAGTTATAATACATTGTGTTTGTGGCGCAAACATTACTATATACATAAAATTCGCAGGCATCGCCATATGAACTGACCGCACTATCACTCCTATACTTTTTTGCGATAACCTGTATTTTTTACACTCCTCTACAAATTGCTTGATGTTCTGTCTTAGATAGCCTTTTAGTTTTTTTTTAAATTCAGCAAACATATCTTACGTTTATAATAAATTTACTAGTTATAAACATAAAAAACAATTATGTTATATTTATAGTATGTCTAAATTAGAACAACAACTAAATGAATTTAACAAAAGAATGGATTTAGAAAAATTACAAAAAGCCCAGTTACAGGCATTATGGAAAAGTATTACTAATAATTATATCTTTTTTTTAGCCTTATTTTTCTGTTTATATAAATTTAAGCAAAGTAATAAGCATAACTCATCCTATCTAAAATTATTTACAACTTTTATAGTTATTGGCACTTTTGGACACTTTTCGCATTTTATCTCTCATCATATCAATTTCACCGAGTTTTATAGCAAATGTGATAACATATTAACCAGAAATACTTATTCTAATTATGTCATAACGCAAGCAGTCAACTTCTTAGATTTCCATGACAAGATTCATCACGACACTAGTATTAATAAACATATAAAAAATATATGTTTGGAATTTTTAAACAATATTTATATGCAAGGATTCTCTATAGTAATTCTTATAAAAACAATGGATATCCGAGTTATCCTTTTATGGGCCTTTATGTACGCAACCATCCATAATATAAACTACTTATACATTAAACCCTCTACCCATCAAGGACATCACTTAAATAGCCATACCAATTATGGAATTGATTACATGGATATCATTTTAAATACTAAATATGATTTTAATGATATTGAAACACATAATCACGCGGCTATTAATTTACTAGTAATTACATACATTATTACTTATGTTACTGAGAGATGGGACTGGCTATAAATTAGGAATTCCTTGATGTATTTCTATATTACTCGGCATTATTGACCTATCTAAATAATCTACTACATCATCTGTTATATATAACTTAAACTGCTGCGTCTTATTATCTACAGTAGATTTACTCGTCCAATTTTCTAATGGGAGTACTTCGTTCAGACCCTTGATTCTACCAGCTACCCCGCAATAACATTTAGGTCTCGGACCCGGTTTCCCTGTACAGTGCTTAAATCGCCATTCACATTGTAAGGCATTAACATGGTCTGGAAATCCTGACATTAAACAATAGATTTCCCATCCACCTTTCGTCTTACTTGTAAAATTGGCTCCACCTTTGATTTCACCATTATGCTGGCGTAATCGGCGTTTTGGGTCATTTGTTGACCCATTATAGGTTAAATTCTTATACTCTGGTTTTGTGTTACGTAAAATATAACAATACCAAACTACGGGCTGACCCGTGGACACCCCCCGTACCGTAAAGTAGTCAATTGTTTTTTTCAGTCCTTCTCTCAATTCTATTTTGGGATTAAAGCTTAGTAGATTCATTGCTTTATCTATAACTGGTTTCCTCTGTTTAGGGTCATTCTCTGTTGCATTCAAATATTCAACAGCTAATGGTTGTCCTATTATGTCTTCAAATACTTTTATCAATTCATTTAAAGTGAATTCGCAATACGGATTTCCTAAATTAATAGGTCCTTGTTGTGTGCTTGCCATCATCGCAACCAACCCTTCTATTAAATCATCTACATAACAAAAGCTTCGTGTCTGTAAGCCATCTCCATATATCTGTAATGGTTCTTTTTTCATTATTTTATGTATAAAATTAGTAATAACTCTACCGTCATTTAAGTCCATATATGGGCCATATGTATTGAAAAGTCGGACTAATTTTAAATCTAATTGATAACGCCTTCTATATTCATACATTAACGTTTCGGCAACACGTTTACCCTCATCATAACAACTTCTCTCCCCTATCGTATTCACATTTCCAAAATATTCCTCTGGTTGAGGATGTATTAAAGGGTCGCCATATATCTCTGAGGTTGAGGTAAAAAGCATTTTGCTCTTGTGCTTTCTACATAATTCTAATACATTTTTGGTTCCTTCAAAACATGTTACCAGGGTTTCTATTGAATACTGTTTATATTTATCTGGGCTAGCTATACATGCTAAATGATATATCTCATGGATTTTATTTATTGGAAATTCTAATACATTCGTAACATCCTTATTTATAAATAGAAAATTGGGGTTCTGAGTAAATTCACTTATATTATCTATATTCCCGGTTATCAAATTATCTATACATATTATCTGATTATTCGGATTCTCTAATAATTTTTTACATAAATTCCTGCCTAAAAATCCTGCTCCTCCGGTAACTACAATAATATTCATTATACTTTGTATTTTAATATAAAGTATGAAATTATACTTATATAAATATAATCTTTATATAATCTTTATATAACATTATGCTTATTGCAAATAAATACAGAATTTTAGATAAATTAGGCGCAGGGCAATTTGGCGAAATATTTAAAGGAATAAATATACGTACTTCCGAGGTCGTCGCCATCAAAATAGAATTGAAAGAAAATGATACTAAAATGCTTAAACGAGAGACTCAAATTTATCAATACTTACATAGTGAAGGAAACGCGCCTGGATTCGCCCAATTAAAACATTTTGGTGTCAATAATTCGTGTAATTATTTAGTCATGTCTTTGCTTGACAAATCGCTAACCGATTTATGTAAAATTTATCTAGCGTTCTCATTAAAAACTGTGCTTTTAATCGGGATTCAACTAGTAGAACGCGTAAAATTTGTGCATGAAAAAGGATTAATTCATAGAGATATTAAACCAGATAATTTCCTGGTTGGTCAAGTTGCTGCCGAAGACACGATTCATCTAATTGACTTTGGGTTTACTAAACGTTATACAAACGATGCGGGAGAACACTGTAAAGAGAGACTATGTTCTTCTATTATTGGCACACCTAATTTTATTAGCGAAAATATTCATTGGCATATTGACCCTAGCAGGCGTGATGATATGGAATCTATTTTATATATATTATTATACTTGTTTTTGGGTGGGCTTTATTGGCAGAATATTACTGACCTGGATAAAATTCGTGATATGAAGCATGACCTTGTTTATGATAAGGAATTGCCTAAAGTATTTAACTTGTTTTTAGTCCATTGTAAAAATTTAACATATGAACAAACACCTGATTATACTTATTTATTAAACATTTTAAAGGAAGCTATCCCTAATAAGAATGTTAAACATAAGTTTGAATGGACGG